TGGTTACATCGTTTGTGCTGCCCTGCCCGGTAAGGATCAAGCCTTCAGCAGCAGTGTAACCAATTGCAGCGTTATCCCCCGCTGCCGTGTCTCCGTCCGGCTCAAACGTAGCTGCTGTGGCAACACCGACAATATCCACATTGGTCGTCCCCGTTGGAACAGCAATGACCGTGGCATCGGCATCATTAACCAATGTAATGTCGTTAGTGGAACCTTGTCCGGTAACAATTATGCCCAACGCGGCAGTATAACCTATTGCTGCTTTATCGCTGGCTGCGGTGTCTCCTAAAGCGTTCAGCGTTCCACTAGACGTAATATCTCCGGACGCAGTAAGCGTAGCCAGTTGGAGGTTCGATAAAGCATCTATGACAGCCGCTCCAGAACCCGCGCCGTCCATGTAAACAACAGCAGAACTTCCGTTGGTAACCGTAATGTTTGCGCCGGAACCCTGCGTCAGAATTACAGAATAGGGTCCACTAGATCCAGAATCTGTGGTGGCGTTTATGATTATGAAAAAGGCGGACGTTGTATTTGGGGCCACCGTAACCGTGTTGTTCGCCCCAAGGGCTCCCGTAAACTTAATTACTCGATACATACCATCTTGAAGATTCTCAGTACCAGAGCCTGGAGAAGCTTCTCGAACGGTAAGAGTGTGCGTAGTTCCAGAAAGACCAACCGCTTTATACGAGGCAATACGATCTAAGATATCTATGTTGTGATTAGTGGTATCTCCCCAAGCTCCGGACTGCTCTCCAGAACCTATCTTCTCAATACCAAAACTCGTAGTGTATGATGATGCCATAATTTTATTCCTATGCCGCTATCTTAGTCCAGTTCGGCGCTTGTGTGTAAGTTATCGGGTTCCATCCCGCAGTCTGGCCGGGATCTATCTCTTCCCAAATGTTAACCCGCCCTACAGCAGTTGCGGCTTCTACCCCCGTAATCGGAACCGTTATGTCTACTTGTACGCTGCCAACCGCAGTGGCCGCAGAGACACCCGTAGGGGAGACATTGGCTTTACCTGTTGCGACCGCAGTTCCAATAACAGCAGCCGCTTGGACCCCCGTGACCGGAACCGTAATGTCTACTTGTACGCTTCCAACCGCAGTGGCCGCAGAAACACCCGTAACCGGAACCGTAATGTCTACTTGTACACTACCAACCGCAGTGGCCGCAGAAACACCCGTAACCTCAACAGTAAATGGAGTGTTCCAAGTGCCTGAGTTCCAGGTACTTCGTCCCCAGCCACCAAGGTTAGGGTTGTCAGCCATCAGGCAATCCGAATTAATGCGTTGTTAGCGTCGTTTGCAGGCATCGTAATGGTAAAGTCACCAGCGCTCGACGACTTGTCCGCGCCAAAATTAATCACGCAGACCGAAGGTTTAGCTGCGTGAGTGGTATCTCCGGCGGTTCCCGCATTAGCCAACGTGGCGTTATAAATCAAAGCACCTCGAGCACTACTGATAGTAGCCGTTGAAAAAGTCACATCAGCCATGTCAATAAATGCTGTGGGGACGGCACTGCTGTTATCACCAAGGCCAATGGTAGCGCTCGCTATAGCCGCGCCTCCAGCCGTGTAGTTAGTTCCACTGACTTCATTGCTCGTCGTATACCCTGTGGTGTCCGCGTCGATAGACGAACTGTTTGTGAACATAGCCAGCTTAAAGGTGTCCGCAGCAATAGAGCTTCCGTCACCGCGAGAGTGCGTAGTCCAAAAATGGATTCCCGCATTGATTTCTTTCTTGTACGTCCCGCAAATACCAGATGTTCCTACAGCCATTACAGCCTCCTTATTATCTCCGCCATGTCCTCATGGCCCTGTTGCTTCATCAAAGCCCAAATCGTCGTTCTTTCGCTTTGACACATTTTAGTCATATAAAAGACTAGCACTTCTTTCAAACTTTGTCTGTGAGCATACGCTTGTTCGCGTATGACGGGAGGAGCACTGTCCGAAACTTGCATGATCTTGTTCAAAGCCATTTCAGCTATGTCTTCCGGGGAATGACCCCCGTTATCGCTTGTAAACACCAGCGCATTACCAATCTCACTTGCGCTAACCGGACCATGCATTACGCTACATCCCTCCGTAAACGATCATGCCTATATTGGTCCCTGGTCTGAAGACCCTCTCCTAGATTCTTCATCCACTGCAAGGACTCTTGAAAACGCTGGTTGTAGAGGCTCAAAATATCAGCCTCGCCCTTCATAAAGGTATAGGCTTCAACTAAGGAGCCGTACAAAAGAGCAAGCTCTGCATTATCGCCCAACCAAGTGGTTCCACTAGCAACCGTGGTTATGGAATCGGGCCTATAAAAATAGTGTAACTCCATTGTAAAATTATCGTTGGGGGTGGGAGCCAACAAAAAGGTGGCTTCATCCCAATCTGCATAATATTGGGGAACTCCGGTTGTTGTGGGGTTCGGAGTGTAGTCTTGAAGCATGGTAGCCTGCTTGTATAACAAGAACTCCTTGCTGGAAGAGTTTATAACACTCAACGAGTTTTGAGATAGGAAGTCGGAAGGTTTTTGAAGATAAGCATTTCCGTTCGACGCAGTTCCTTGCGAGGATTTACGAAACACGTCTAATTGGCATTCTTTTAAAATGCGTTCTTCCGCGTTTAAAATAAACCTGGGAAGCTGGCTGACAAACGTTGTTTCCGTGCTCTGGACGTAGTCCTGAATTGCCGTCTTCAGGGTTGTGTATGTATAAGCCATTTATAGCCCCTTAACTAAGTGATAAACCCGTTACCTAAATCAACAACGGGCAATGCCGGCAGTGTTACAGGACCTGCCGAAGCAGTTCCACCACCCCCTTCAATACCACCCACAGCCGCCGTGCCGCTAGACGCGGTAAATGTGTAGAAATCATCCTTGGTAACGTCTACGCCTTCAACAATATGTGTCAAAACGGTTATAGCGTATCCGCTTGAAGACTCTATAACGGCTTCCGTAAAACCATCAAAACCCTCTACCGTCCTGAAACGAACCAGATCACCTGTAGATCTACCGTGACCAGGCTCGTTAACGGTTATAACAGCCGAACCGCTTGCGGAAGATTGAAAAGGATTTAATGTGAGTATCGCGGCTACGGAAGGCTCCGGAGAATTAGGACGACTAATTCGTAACGCCTGCGGGTCGGACCTGACCCGGCGAGGCTCAATCTGCGGCTGCTTTGATTCGTATTCATCCGGACCCACCAAGCTGCCCGTCCACTCCTTCAACATCACCCGCAAGGGATATGTTCTTCCAGAACGATCCGAAATCCCTTTTGCATATTTTCCAGCAGCGTATCGAGACATCTCAAAGACTCATTGATGAAAAACTCGGAACCAAACGAAGACCCACTCTTTCGCTATCTTCTGACGCGGCTCTTTGAAACTCTTCCTCGTAAAGAGCCTTTAAAAACTGAACCCTGTCCGGAGACCGCTTGATAGCCATGTAATACGACAATCCCGCTGTCAAACAGGGCAGGAAACGAAAAGGAATGTCCGGAGTGTTCACACCGACATCAGCATCTTGTAGTCGTTTTACACGGTAATAAATCAGTTGATCCGTAGAGTTTTCCGGAGATGGCCACAACGTCATTGTGGGTGTTATCTGACGGTCTATATAGAACTGAGAAGGGCGACCCTGGGTGGATTTATCTGGTGTATCAAGATAATCGCCCCTACTTATTCGACTAATACCAATATCTGACCCGCTTCGGCGTACAACGGCTTCTAAGATATCAACAGTAGCGTTGACATCTGCGAGGCTTGGATCAGCAGCAATAGTGGTCGAGACACCGGACTCATCGCTTGCGGTGCTTGTTATAGCCTCGCCTGCTGTAAACGAACCGGAAGGTATCGTGATCGTTATAGTAGTCGAACTAGGCTTGGAAATAACCGAAGCCGTTGTACCACTGCTCCCTCCAGTGATGGTTCTACCAACAACAAGATCGGTGGAAGCGCCTACGGTAGCTGTTATGGTTCCTATAGGGTACGTGGCTATTGAAGAACTTGTGGAGTACCTAGCGAGAGACTGCGTAATCTCTTCCACAGTCCATAAATTCAGACCCCTGTTGGCCCATTCTGCAAACAAAAGATTTAAGGAACGACGCGCCGTCCTTGCGTCATAGCCTGTTCTGAACTCTAGACCACAACGTTCAAAGGCCTCTTCGGTTATCTCGGCCATGTCTAGGTTAAAATCAACCGAACCAGAAGTTGCCATAACTAATTCCTATCCAAAAAGAGCCAACCGTACACCAACAGCAAGTTGACCTAATATTAGAATCCCTACACCCCACAAAATCTTGGTGATAAAATCAAGAGACTTTTGAACATGGTGGAGGTCATTTGTTCTTATGGTGAGAATTCTTTCCGAGAGCAGCTGTAAGTCACCTTTAATCTTAACCAGTTCAAGTTCATTTTTTCGGTCAAGACTATCAGACATTTGACTTAGTACTGTTTTAAGCAGTGAAGAACGACAGAATATGTGTCCCCACTACCATGTCCCACAGTTGTAAGCTGAATGTCTCCTGTGTTGCCGCCAGAAGCCGCAACATTAGGAAGACCACTCATGTCGGAATAATCCAGGGTGTCTGAGTAATCAGCAGGAAGCTCTGCCGCAATAACATCAGTGGAAGCGTCCCAAAGAAGTTTCACACCCATTCCGACATTGGTGAACGTGATCTTCTCAATGCGAACGCCCGTACAAGCCGTTCCGTCCTGCAAGGATGAAAGTGCGGATACGTCTACTTTGACAACAGCAGCTTCGCCGGATCCGTCGCTTGTATTCGTGCAGTAGATAATAGCTCTTTTAGGGCCGTCTTCTACGGTAGTTTTCGTTACAGCATCCGCCATGTCGAACTCCTCCTAAAGGGGTGGAAGCGACTAAACCCCCACCCAAAAGATTACGATGTAGCGAATACGGAAAGGTTTGCAGCCGCGCCTGTACCAGAAGAAGTACAGCGAGCTTCGGCCCGCCAGACGGTTCCGTTAAAGGTAAATACCACATAGCTTCCGATACCAGGACCAGAGTTAGTAAGACCAATAAGGTTAAGGAAATCATCGGCAGTACCATCCGCTACATCAACTGTGTTGATAAGTCCGACAGCAGAGCCTGTCGCGCCTGTCATCTTGTACACAGCGGATTTTGCCAGGAAAAACTCACCGGCAGTGCCGAACTTGTGGGTTGCACCATTAGCAGCGATAACTTGGTATTCAACGATAATAACATCTCCGGAAGTCGAGCTTGCCTGAGCGGGTAGCGTGGCTGTAATTGCAGCGCCATTAGCAGGGGAAAGATAATGAGTGTTTTTGACCATCGCAGCACCAAAGCCATTCGCCATCTGCGTCTTAGAGACCGTAGCCGCAATCATGCCGGTGGGGTTAGAAATACTGCCCCCGATTGTAGCATTGGTGCCGTAGGTGCTGTTGGTGGTTTCCACGCCCGTAACGGCAGCAATGCTGATGTCTTCGAAGCCATTTTCTGAACGTACGGGGCCATTAAAAGTCGTGTTAGCCATCTGATTTCTCCTTACGAGAGATTAACCCTAGAGTCTTCGTAAGCGTCTGCTGGGACAGTCGCTAGGGTTGCATGATTCCCAGAAAGTGGGGGAGAGTCTCCTCTCCCCCTTTTTCTTACGCGCCTTTAGATCCGTACACGCAACGGGGATCAGAGTAACCGTAGCTATAACGCTCACGGGCTTTGAACCGTACATTGCCTGTATCAAAGTCGCCTTCCATCTTCGTGGACATCGGCATACGTTCAAAGTGAACGAAACCGCGAGGTGCATCCGTCTTAATGAAGAACGCATCCGTGTCTGTCAGATAGTGGTTAACGGTATAACCCTGCGGGAGCATACCCATGTTCCGCATAGAGTTAATATCGTTGTCCGCCGTACCTGGACGAAGTGTAGACTCAAGAAGACGATCCGCGACAAATTGAAGTGCCGGTGGGATAATCAACTTCTGCCCACGAACCGAGACTTTAAGACCGCGCTCATCGACAAAAGCCGCAATGTCAATAAGAGCATTCTCAAGGCTGGTTTCGTTCAAGTCAGCATCAGTGCTGGGCTCATTACGAAGCGAACCGTTGTTCACCAAAGGGTGATCCGTCGCGCAAAGCTCTTTACCATCACCGCCAGTAAAAGTGCTGTCAAACGCATTGTTCAACGTAGCCGCACCCTTCACCTGTTTGGTGTTGGCCATACTCCGCGCCAAGGCTTTTGTATAGCGAGAAGCCAAGCGGTCATAGAGATTATCCTCGATGGCCTCTTCCGTGATCGAGAAGGCCAAAGCGATGGTCTCGTGCGTGTACCGAGCGGTATACGCTTCTTGAGCATCGTCAAAGGTGATCGCGGAACCTTCCTGTTTAACGGGCGCAGACCCGAAACCGGAAAGCATAACTTCTTCTTCAAAAGCACGTTCCGAAGATTCAGTATCATAAATCTCCGAAGATTCATCGTCGTACCGAGCGTACTCAAGGCCGAAAAGAGCGTTAAGTCCGGGTTCCAGCTCTTTAGCTAGTTGGGCTCTACTAATAGCCATTTTTCAATCCTCCTACACGCCAGTGGTTGAAACAGAACCAGCAGAAATGGAACCCGTAGGTGCATTAAAGCTGTTGTTCAACCGGACAATTGCGCCAATTCCAGCGGCTGCAAAATCCTGATTCTCAGGATCTTCAGTCCAACCCATAACCCGTAACGTCAAGCTATTGGTTGTTGCCAGAGAACTAATAGCCAAACGTCCCAGTGAAACACCTGTAGCATCGGTGCCCGTAATGCCCGTGGAAGTACTAGCATTCAAAAACACACTTGCGCGTGCCGTTGCTTTGCTTGTCCACGTCGCATCAGTCGCAACTACATACAACTGATTAGGATCGTCATTGATAAAGGCCTTAACGGGGTGGTTACTATCCGCCCCAGAACCAGGCCAGTAGTTGCTCCAGACCGTTTTCCCAGTGGTGCTAGAGACATACTCACATCCTTGAAATACGCCCAGAGCACTAACAGTCCCACCAGCGGCATTAGATGTATGGTCGATATACCCAGAAGCGAGGGGTACTACAATCTGTCCGTGGTAGAGTTTGCCAGTGTTATCTGAAGCGATTTCATACGGAGTATATCCGGTAAGACCAGTGGAATTTGAACCTCCGCCCAATTTACTAATCGGACGTAGGCCAAAGCTTCCATTACTGTTAGCCATTTCCTATCTCCTAGTCCTCGTTTTGAGGACCTCCAAAAGTTACACGAGACTGCCTATCTGGTTTGTTAATAGGCATTGCTGGATGTTGTTCACGAGCTAGGTCGTTATCAACAGCCGCCATTTGGTTGAGTGTCATGTTGCGGAAGTACGCATCACGCTCCTCAACAATTTCAACCGGAACTCTTGCAAGCAGTAATCCACCTACACCTATGACACCAGCGTGCTTACCATCCTCGACAGTAGGAACCTCAAAGTCAGGATATTCATCACCACGTACCAGTTCCCAACCTTCGCGGGAGCGTGCTGCTACGTTTTTGCGGTCATCAAAACCCATTACTTCAGTTCTAATCCATCGATGCTTGTAACCCTCTGGAGGGGGTGGTGCGTCCAACATGGACGGTGGCTTCCAAGGTTCTCTGCGTGCTTGCCCTGCACGAGTTTGGTTGGCTCTAGGCGTTCTCGTAGACTTTTCGCGAGATGTGTTCTCTGTAGTCATGGCTAGTCCCTCACATATTTAGCATATTCTTCAAGCGGCACATTTAACTTTTTAGCAATGGCAACCTGAGACGGGGTTAGCCGCACAGTTTTCCGTCCACTCTTTTTGCGGGATGCGGAAGATTCAGCCGACGCAACTTTTCTTCCCCCGTTCGTTTTAGACTTGGAATCTAGTTTATGTGGAAACTCGGTCCTAAGTCTAGAATTTAATTCAGTGTAATACTCATCTGATGATGGGTCAAACCCCTCATCTTCAACTAAGCGGCGATGAATACCAAAAGCACCATACGTCATAACCTCGTCAGTCCCAAACCATTTATTATCCGAAGCCCAAGATTCGGCCTTCGGGTCTGGTGTTGCTTGGGGTTGGGGTGCGGGCTGTACTTGCGCTTGTGGCTGTACTTGTGGCTCAACTGCTTTGCGGGCCTGATTGCTCCGGGCAACGTTTGCCGTCGATTTCTGTACAGTCAGGTTTGCTAAAGTTTCTTGGGCTTCTACCAGTTTATCAACGTCACCTGTCTCGTGAGCGTCACGAAGAACACGTTTGGCAGACTCAAGTTCGCTCGTGATGCGGCCATCAAACTGTTTTAGATAACCCTCATCGAGGTCTTCCATCCGCTTCTTTAAGGCGGAATTTTCTTGCCTCACATTTTCCGCAAACTCTATAGCCGTCTGCTTCTGTCGTTCTTCTTCTCGAAATCGTTTGGTTAGCTGGCTGATCCGCCCTTGGACACCCGTGCTGTATTCTTCGAGTTCCTCGGTAGGATCGTCAGACTCCACAACATCTGATGCGGCAGCTAAACCCGCATTAGGTGGAGACTTCTCTTCTTGAGGGGATATATCCACCTCGGTGTGGTCTTCGTCGCTGTCACCAACGTCAATTTTGGATTCTTCAGGCATGGTCGTTCTCCATGGGTTCTTTCTATATGTGTTTAATGTCGTCAGGCTCAAGGATCGTCGCTATGACCTCATCATCGTTGATGACGCGGACTTCGCCGCCCTCAATCTTAAATCGGGCGCCGGCATAACGGCCAATACACACCCAATCACCTTCTTGACACCATCTGCGGTCTGTTTCGTCACCGAACTTTGCAGAGTCTTGGTAGGCCAAAGGGCCCACCCTTAAAACATAAGCAACAACCGTCGCCAATGCTTCCCTGTCACGAACTGAGTCGGGAATATGAACACCCCCTTCAGTCGTAGCTTTACCCAAGTAAGGCATAACCAAAAGACGCCATCCTGTGGGCTGCGGTAGTCTCTCCTTTAAATTCTTGCTGACAAGAGACGGGTCGAGCACTTTCTCATCTTTGGTAACGTAGGCAGACGCAAGAACTTTCTTCTCAGTATCTTTCTTGTCCGCTATTACGTGGTCTGGAACGTATAGGGTATTACTCATTCTTCCTCCGTGGTTTGCAGGAGATCCTTTATCTCCCGTTGACTAAATTCTAAGCCCTGAAGCTCTCCAACAAGGTGCTTGTATGATTCCATGTCTTTGGGGGAACCGTGCAGGATTGCGTCCTGGGTTAGCTCTATGCGACTTTCTATAGCCCGCAATAAATTGTAGGCGAAAGTCGTTGGGTCGGCCATATTCTAGAAAGACCCCTTAAAGTTTTTGCCACTAACGGCGCCGCCTTTGGAATACTTGACGGGGCCACGGTCACTGTAGCTCATACCACCATTCATGTAGCCAAGCTCGTCCTCAACCATCCCGCCCATGTTCATTCCGTCAGGAACATTTAATTGCTCCCGTGCCTCGGCTTTTTGTTCTTTTGTGGCATTTTTAAGAATATCCTTGGACCAAGCTTTGTCGTACTTACTTGCTTCGGGGTCCATTGAAATACCCAGAGCCTCGGCTATTGTGGCTCCACCGGTTTCCGTCGTTAATTCATCCTCAAAGGCTACCCCGCCCATGTTATACGGAATAGGCATTCCATCTTTCATAGGCATTAGAAAGTCCCCTTTCCGCCGTTGTTGTTGAAATGACGGGCGCGGACCTGGTTCTCCGTACTCTGGATCAAAGAACTGTCCTCTTCCCGCTCCTCACGGTGATGATGCATCGAAGGCATCTTACCAAGGCTCAAAATCATTACAGAGCCGCCCATGTCGCGGTTCATCTCAAAACCACCCATACCTGGACGACGAGAGGTTTCCATGGGGGGAGCCATCATGCCGCCCATGTTCATGCTGTAAGAATCGTTCATCTTCTTAGCTTTCTTCATAAGACCACCTGCTTCCTTGTTAGAGACGCCCATCTGCTCGGACATCTGGTCAACCATGCCACCATCGCGGTATCCAGCCTGCATTTCTGCATAAGCCTTGTCACTGATGGTGCTTTTCTTTGCGGAACGCGACGTTCCGTCCTTCTTACGATTGTTAATGTTTTTAACCAAGGACATTCAACATCTCCATCTTTTACGGGCTTGTCTCAAACGGCTGTTGGGGTCCTTAGCCGCCTTCGGGAACTTCTTCATCTGGCCGGCAGACCTAGCGCAATAAGACTTACGTCTCTTCGCCGCCGTGCTGCCCTTCTTCACCTTGCCCGTAACAGCCGTCTTCAGCTTCGAGCCCGGATTCTTATCACGGTAGGCCTTAACACCCTTCTTCGTCATTCCAGCGCCTTTGCTGGTTTTACGATAGTTTGCACCTTTACCCTTGGTAGTGCGGCGGATGGGGCTTTGCCTTTTAATAGCCATTTTGTTTCACGTGAAACATTACGCCCTCTTCCTAGTCCTAGCTTTCTTTTTAGCAGAGGCGGAGGGTAGCTCCGCATAATGGTACAGCCGCTTACTTTTAGCTGTGTGCTTCTCCCCGGAATGCAAGTCGCCATTAGCCATCTTATGTGCGTCGCCGGGATTCTTCGTACCGTCCTTGAAGTAATGCGCCATACCTTTTGCCATGACTAATTTCCTCTTCCTGGCGTATTATTATTAATACGCTCACGGTTAACTTCCGCCCGTAACAAGGCGATATCCTCTTGTGAGTCGATCTTCTCAGCAGCCATCTCTTCCTTGGCCTGTTCCTTTGAGACATCCAGCAGCAGACGTTGGTCAAATTCGTCTGCCTTACGCTGTAAATCAGCGGCCTTGATATCCAGTTCCTTGGACCGAAGCTCTACCAGAGGATCAACTTGCTCTTCTGGCGAGGGCATAAGGGCACCCATGACTTCTTCCGTGTACTGGGCAATCAAATTAGCAACCATAGCTTCCGGATCACCCATTTCAGGCATTGGTGGAGCCATTTCAGGTGCAATCTGGCCCATCTGGACGGCCTGTTGGACCTCCATAGCCTGTTGCTGCATCTGTTGCATCTGCATCTCAACCTCTTGTCGCGCCTTCAGGGCTATATGCTCGCTCAAATGCGACTGTAATGAGGCCTGAATAGGTGGCGCACCCATTATCATGGGTGTTTTCATAAAGATAATGTGAGTTGTCATATGGGCATCGTGATCTTGGCCCGGAAAAGCCTTCAAAGGCTGCATTGTCAGTACCGTCGCATTCTCAACGCCCGGATCTACTGGTTGAGGTTCCTGCGGAGCCGGAAGCAAGGCCTCAATGTTGTGGACACCAATCGCCTCGTAAATCCTGCGATACGCCTCGTAAAGGTTGTGCATTTCCGGATTAGACTGCGCCAGTTGCAACTGAGTTTGGGCAAGTGCCAATCGTTGGGACATGGAGAAGATGTTTGGATCAGATACGGGTATAACATCGATACGGTCATCGAAATCAGCCTGTTTTATGGAGGAATCAGCCCCGTAGACACTGTACGGGTATTCAGGAGGTAGGGATTCCGCAAAAACACGAGACAACATCTTAAATTCTTGCTTCTGCGCGTAGTGCAGTCGCTTGTGTATCGCGGACATGACCTTCGATCCACGCTCCAAGAGTGCGACAGTCGTTCCAACCGCCGCATTCTGGTTGCCATCGCCAACTTGCATGTCGGCAATAGCCGCAAAACGCTGTCCAGCCTCAACTACAAATCCCAAAAGGGACATTAGTGTCTGACTAGGCTCCTTGTAGGGGAGTGGCATGATGCTTTCTCGTAAAGCACCGCCGGGAACATCAATATCCCTAAACTCGCCAGGAGAAAGAGGTTCGTCAGAATCGCGAATGCGAATACCGCGAGCTTTAAAGCCAGCAGGAAGGTTAGCCAGAGTGCCTGCATCAATTAATTGCCTCAAAATAGAGGTGGCTGAACGTCCCAGACCACCAATCATGTGGAGAAGACCGTAGCCATAAAAGCCTAAACCGGGCAAAAACTTGTAATGCGTGAAATACTGGGTCTTCTTGTAATATTCGTCGCCATCCGTCCAATTTCGGCGGATTGACAGAACCTTTGAACTGCCTTCGTCTATTGTGACGATATACGGGAGCTTAATTCCTGTCTCTTCGCCGTCCAAAGGACTGACATGCTCGAATCCAGGTAGATCAAGGTCCGTATGCACCTCCAAAAGGGTGCAATCTTGGTCATCACCGCCTGTTCGTTCAATTCCTGAGAGACTACGCTCCTTCTCGCGGACCTCGTCATCGTCCTCGTAAGCCAGAATGTCTACATCGCGGTAGAAACCACCCGCCTGAAACTTCCGGACGTCGTTCGTGTTCATCCGTATGACGTGTGTAACGCGACTTGCCGAGGATAAGTCCGTCGCATTGTAGGGAACCAGTAAGTCATCAGCCGGAATGAAGCGCGAAACGGCCCTGTCCAGAATGTCGTCGAAGTAAACCTTCTTAAAGGCGCTGCCGGCCAACGGTAAATAGAACAAAAGTCGATCCATCTCCGGGTCGTACTCGTCCATGACGTTCATTATCTGGAAATTCATAAATTCCTGAACGCGGCGGGCCTGAGCCTCTACTTCAGTGGTAGATGCACCCATAACCTGCGTTCTGACAGGTCCTGAACTGGGCAAAAGCTCCTTGTAAGCCTGCGCCTGAAACTGTGTTACCGCCTCGGCAATAACAGGATGTGTGACACCGCTGGCACCACGGAAAGGTTGGTCGCGGCTCTCGTACTTTATACCGAGAAGCTCTAAACCCTCAGTATAAGCGTCCTCCCACTCCTGGCGCCCACCCTTGTCATCCTCGTAATAACCCACAAGCTCCGAAGAAATGGCCATCAGGTCCCGTTCGTCCAGAACTTCAGCCAGATTGGCGTCAGGTTCCGTTTGAAGTTGCTCCGTGAGCATATCTTCAAAGTTTAAAACAACCGAGCCGTCCTCTTCCTCGACAATACTTGTCGGTTCCTCTAATTCCTCAACCTCAATCTCTTCATCAGACATGCCGCCTAAAGGCATACCCTGCGAAGGCATCACACCATCAATCAAAGAAGCTGGTTCATTGGCCATGATCTAAATATCCTGCCTTTATTGAAAACAATGGCATCTACTCTTCCCCTTGAGGTGTGACGGCCTCTTCATAATAGACTATAATCTGCTTCTGCTGGTCTATAAAACGCTTAATTTCCGTCATATTGAGAGAAAGGGTCTCATAATCTCGCACACTAAGGGCATAAAACACAAGAATGCCGTTCTCTTTTTCAAACCGCTTCTTGAACGACAAATAATTGTCCTGGGTCACCACATAGAAGTGAATGTCGTTAAGTGCAATGGGGCGAGGGCGCTTTTGTAAAGGTATATTCCGCGCCACCTCCACCGTCTTAACCTCAATGGGTAGTATATCCTTGAAACTGCTACAGCCGCTACTTAACAACAGTAGTAGCACCGGAAATAGCTTCCAAAGACCGGAATAACTTGGCTGTGCCCGCATTAATCTTCTTCTCCACCAAAAGCGGCTTCTTCAAACTTAATTTAGACAGGTTGTGCTTACGCAACTTGCTAATCAGTACGTCCTTGTACTCGTTCGCCTTGTCCAGCCGTCCGCGCAAATCTGAATTTAGCTTGGCGAACTTCTTCTGGTCAGCAACCAGCGTGTCGATTGTGTCGTCTTGAACCTGTTTAGCCATCTCAAGCTTGGCCTGATTGGAGATCAAAGCCTGAATACGCGCCTGGCTATCCGTATAGTAGTAATACCCGCCAGCAATAGCGCCGCCAACCAGGCCCACTACCACTATAAGGATATATAGCCGGATCATCAGATCAGTTCTTTTTCCCGCAGGACGATCCCAAGGACGCCCGCCGCAATACCAATAATGATTAGGATGTCTAGACCCAGCAGCACTCCCAGACCAACACCACCACCGGCCACCGCCGCGTAGCTCGAAGGTTCTACAAGCCTTTCCATGACCCAATGTACAATATTCATAGCCACTCCTTTCAGATTTATTTGCGGCTCATGTAAGCCGACATTCCCATGTAAGCACAGGTTATACCACTAAACGCAATATATGCCAAACCAAGCAGGTCGCTGATTGATTTAAGCCTTGTCTCACTGACGACAAAAAACAAAAGCCCAGTCATCAGGGCCATGATTGCCAAAGCAGACCAAGCCATCCGTCTTTGGGCATCCATCTTCTCAGCAGTCTCCAACGCCTCTACTACAGCTAGTTCTGCGTCAGACACAATGCCATCACCATCCAAATCCAGGGCTTGGTATTGGCTATCTTTTTGTAATTTCTTTTGGGTCATTTTTTGCCACTATTAATTAAATCAAACAAAGTCCGGATCTTGTCTTTCAACACCTCTATATCGCCGTGCATTTTAGCCAGCACGATAATCAGCCCCACAATAGCCAAAAGCACCGGCCAAGCAGCGTTGAAAAGTTCGATCATTACTTGCCTCCGAGATGCCTAACAACTAT